CCATCGCTCACACCACGGAAGAATTTTCAGGAAAGGGGGGTACTACAAAAAATGTCAGTTCCCACGAAAAAAATGCTTATTGAGTATCTAGGCGATAACTATCAAGAATCAGATAATCAACTAATTAATATATATATCGAAACGCACCAATTCTACAAAAGACTGCAAAAGGAAATCGACAAGTCGGACTTGATGTATGAGTACACGAACAAAGCGGGGGCGACTAATTTGGTTAAGAATCCCCTTTCGATTGAATTGACAAAAACAGTACAAACATTGAATAATCTTTTAAAGTCATTAGGACTTACACCTGCTCAAAGAAAAAAGATAGTGAATGGTGACGATGATAATGACTTCGATAACTTCTAAAGCGAATTTCAGTTTCAATGCATGGAAAAAAGAGCAGGTAAAAAAAGGCAACATATTAGAAAAACCTTCTGAGAAATTACTAACAAATTGGTATGCTGAACAAGCAATCAAAGGTAAAATAAAAGTTAGCAAGAAAAATATCCAATCCGCACAAAGACACCTAGACGATTTAGAAAAACAAGGTACAGATGATTTTCCGTGGATATTTTCGGAAGAAACAGGACATCGCCCGGTAAGATTCATTGAGAAATTTTGCAAACCTTCAAAGGGTGACTTTGGGCAGTTAGTCGCTCAACCGTGGCAACATTTTGTTGTTGGCTCTTTGTATGGTTGGGTTCATAAAGATACAGGAGTAAGACGCTTTCGAGAGGGTCTTATTTTTATTGGCAGAAAAAATGGTAAGTCAACTTTAGTATCTGGATTATCACTTTATTCTTTCTCAAAAGATGGCGAAAATGGCGCGGATGTTTATTTACTAGCCAACACAAAACAACAAGCAAATATTATCTTTGATGAGGCAAAGGCGATGATTAAGAAGTCGCCAAAGCTGAGAAAACAATTCAGGGCAAAACGTGACGTGATTAACTTTGATAAAACAATATCCAAGATAGAGCCAAGGGCATCAGATAGCGAAAAACTAGACGGACTGAACACTCATTTAGGTGTATTTGATGAAATACACGAATTCAAAGATTATAAACTGATTAACGTTATCAAAAAATCACGTGGTTCACGTAAGCAACCTTTAATCTTATATATCACAACTGCAGGGTATCAATTAGACGGACCGCTAGTCAACTATTATGAACAAGGTTCCGATGTGCTTGACGGGGTTATTGTTGATGATAGGACATTCTATTTTATCGCTGAATTGGATGATGAAGAAGAATTCGAGCAACCTGAACAATGGATAAAGGCTAATCCTAACATGGGTGTATCGCTTGATTTAGATACTCTTGTGGAGGATTGGGAAAAGGATAAACGCACACCAGAAGAACGTTCCGACTTCATAACAAAGCAATTTAACATATTCGTGAATGGTGCAAAAATGCCATTCATTGACTTTGACACATTGAAGAAGAACAACAAACACATGAATCCGAGTGAATTGAGGGGTAACGTTGCTATTGGTGGTTATGACTTATCGTCTACGGAGGACTTTACGAGTGCATGTCTGGTGTTTCCGTTGATTGATACTGGTGAAATATTTGTTTTATCACATTCATGGATACCTAGAGAAAAGGTTATCTTGAACAATGAAAAAATACCTTATCGAGAATGGAATGAAAAAGGATTGCTCACGATCGTTGACGATGAATACATCAATGAGGATTACATCTATGATTGGTTTGTTGAACAAGCGAATATCTATGATGTCGAATTAATAACATATGACCCTGCCAAGGCGTTTAGGTTGAATAAGGCGTTTGAACAAGAAGGCTACGCAACTGAGGTAGTAAGACAAGGGTTCATCACATTAGGTCCTGCTATGGACGATTTAAAACATATGTTTTTAGATGGCAAGGTTATTTTTAACGAGAATCCATTACTTCGATGGTACATCAATAATATCGAATTAGTAACCGATAGGAACAATAACAAGATGCCAACAAAAGCAAATCGCTACCGTAAAATTGATGGTTTCGCCGCCATGCTTAATGCGCACACAAAAGTAATGGAAAAGTTAATAGTTCCTACTGGTGATGGTGATATAGGCATTGTTAGTATGGCAGACTTGTTAGGAGGTGATTAATTGAACATATGGAACAGATTAAAATCTAAAGTGTTTACTACTTACGCAAAATGGAAAGGACAAAACTTTGACTTTTCTTCATGGACAGGACGCACATTTTGGGGAATAGACAACTCGACATTGGCAACCAATGAAACCATTTTCAGTGCCATCACAAGGTTATCGAATAGCATGGCTACACTACCATTGAAAATGTATCAAAATTATCACATTAAAGAGGATGACATATCCGACTTACTTATTAACTCACCTAATTCTAACATGACTGGATTCGAATTCATAAGACAGTTGGAAGTAGCAAGGAATGAAAAAGGTAATGGATATGCATTGATTGAACGTGATGTTAGGTTGCGACCATCTAAACTAACACTAATCAATCCTGATTATGTCGTTCCGTTGATTGAAAACGAAACAAAAGAATTATGGTACGAGGTCATTGGTGAGGATGGGAACAGATACTATTTTCATAACATGGAAATGATACACGTTAAACACATTTCAAGTTCTAGCGGATTGAAAGGTATTAATCCAATTAAGGTATTGTCCAATGCTAATGACTTCGATAAGGCGGTTAGGGAATTCAGTTTAAAAGAAATGCAAAGCGCACCAAACTCATTCATTATCAAATATGCTGCTAATGTTGATGTGGATAAAAGACAACGTGTGATAGAAGATTTTAAAAGGTTCTACAAGGACAATGGTGGTATTTTGTTTCAAGAGCCGGGTGTAGAAATTGACGAATTGGACAGAAAATACGTTGCAGCCGACATTTTCACAACTGAACGAATCACACGATCTAGGGTTGCGAATGTATTCAATATGCCTGTCACGATGTTAAACGACACAGAAGGGCAAAGCTATTCAAGTAATGAGCAACTCATGAGAATGTACGTTGATTTAACTTTAATGCCCATTGTAAGGCAGTATGAACAGGAATTTAATCGAAAATTACTCACCTCTAACAGTAGAAAAGATGGTTTTTACTTCAAATTTAATACAAAAGCATTACTCAGAGCCGACACATCCACACAAGCGGAATATTACACAAAGGCTATAAGAAGTGGGTGGCTCACACAAGATGAGGTCAGAATGAAAGAAGATGAACCGCCAATAGGTGGTAATGCATCTAAATTGTGGGTTTCGGGTGATTTATATCCTATAGATTTAGACCCTAAAGAAAGAAAAACCACATTGAAGGGTGGTGATAATAGTGAAAAAGAACAGGAAAAACAAGTTTTTCGAGATGAAAGCGTCCAACGATAATAAATCGGCAGACGTTTTTATTTATGGCGAAATTACAAAATTTGCCTTTACCGAAGATGGTGAACATTCCGCTCAGACATTTAAACAAGAGCTAGACGAACTGGGCGATGTGGAAACTATTAACTTGTACACAAACAGTCCGGGTGGAAGTGTTTTTGAAGGAATCACCATCCATAACATGCTAAAACGTCACAAAGCAAGAATAGTTGCTCATGTGGATGCATTAGCGGCATCAATAGCTAGTGTGATTATTATGGCGGCTGATGAAATCATAATGCCATCTAACAGTATGTTGATGATTCATAATCCATGGACACTTACAGTTGGGAATTCCGCAGAATTGAGGAAACAAGCTGATGATCTTGACAGAATCGGTGAATCGGCAATCCAATCTTACTTAGATAAGGCAGGTGATAAACTCGAAGAAACGAAACTAAGAGAGATGTTAGACGCCGAAACATGGCTGACTGCATCAGAGGCATATAATTATGGATTGTGTGATGTCGTTGAAAGTGCGAATGAGATGGCGGCATGTATTGATAAAGAATACGTAAATCGCTATAAAAACGTACCCGAACAACTACAGAAAACGCAATCAATGTCACAACAAGAAATGCAACAAAGGCAAGAAATCGCTGAAAAAGCGAAACAAAAACTAAAATTATTACAAATCGGAGGAATCTAAATGCCAACATTATACGAAATGAAAGAAAATCTTAACTTAATCAATCAACAACTAGAAAAGGTTACAAAAGAATTAGGAACTAAAGCGGTTGACCCTTCCGCATCAATGGAGGACATCAAGGAACTTCAAGAAAAAGAATCTTCTTTGCAAGCACGCCGTGAGGTTGTTAAAAGTCAACATGACCAAATGGAAAAAGAACAAAAGGAAAAATTAAAGCAACAAAAAACATCTTTTGACGGACTTTCCGAAGAAGAAAAGCAAATCAAAGCTAAAGCTGAATTTATTCGTGCATCACTTGAAAAGCGTCAAATGTCTGATGACGTTAAACAAATTTATGCTCTACCAGAAGGCAATCCTACAGGTGGCGACAACTTACTACCAACTAACTTGCAAAAAGAATTGGTACATGAGCCATTTGCTAAGAACCAACTACGTAATGTAGCACGCTTGACTAACATTAAAGGACTTGAACTACCTAAGATTAGCTACTCGATCGATGATGACGCTTTTATTGATGATACAGAAGTGGCAAAAGAAATTGATTTAACTGGTGATGTAGTTGTATTCGGACGTAACAAATTCAAAGTAAAGGCTAAAATATCTGACACTATCATCCACGGTTCTGACATTGAACTAGCTAACTACGTGAACAACGCTTTGCGTTCTGGATTGGCTGCAAAAGAAAAGAAAGATGCACTAGCTGAATCACCTGCAACAGGATTGGAACACATGTCATTCTATAACGGAACTGATGTTAAACGTGTTGAAGGTGCTGACTTGTACGAGGCAATCATTAATGCAGTCGCTGACTTACACGAAGATTTCCGCGAAAATGCTAAAATCGTTATGACTTACAAAGACTACATGTCTATTCTTAAAGATTTGTCAAACGGAAACACTTCTTTTTACAATGCTCAACCCGAGCAAGTATTAGGAAAGCCTGTTGAATTTGCTGACGCAGCGGTTAATCCTATCGTTGGTGACTTTAACTACTTTGGTATTAACTACGATGCCATGACTTACGACACTGCGAAAGATGTTGACAGTGGTGATTATCTATTTGTTCTGACTGCATGGTACGACCAAAAACGCTCACTGAATTCGGCTTTCAGAATTGCAGAAGTAGCTGGGGACGATACTCCCTAATGAACCCCAAGGGATTGGGGATGCTGTAATAGGCGATACTTTTGTAGTGGGGGGGTAATACAATGTTACCAACCATTGAAGAAATAAAAAACTATTT